GCCAGCAAAGTCGAACGCCGACCCAAAACTAAGCGTCCTAGAGCCCGTTCCATCTTGAACGATAAAAATTGAGCCAGACTGACCCACAGTGATATTTGATGGGTTGTCTAATGTTCTGTTCCCGCCGAGCGTGACAGTCGCATTGTTGCCGTCATCCATGTCATACGAAATGTTGGCCCCATCGGTCAGCGTGACGATGTTGCTACGAACGCCACCAGTGACGGTTTGACCGTTTGTTGTCTCGCTAAGCAGCAGGTAACTAGCAAAGCCAAGCGCACCAGAGCCATCAGTCTTCAGTACCTGATTTGCACTGCCGTCAGCGTCAGGCAGCGTGAACGTGACGTTGCTGGCAACAGTAGCCGGGGACTGCAGCGCGATGTAATTGCTGCTGTCTGAATCAGCAAAACGCACATCGGACTGCGCGTTTAGCGTAATGTCACCCGTAAAGGTCGCGCCGGATGCACTGACTAGACCGAAGTTGGTTGACGCCGTTCCAAGCGTTATGAAGCCGTCGTTTGCTGCATTCCTGATCTTCAGAGTTGCCGGTGTGGTGCTGGTGTCCAAAAACACCATGTGAGCAACTAGGTTGCTCGGTGCTGTTGACCCGCTGTTTAACGTCTGAACTGCGCCAAGAATCGAGTTCAGCTCAGTACGGAATGCCGAGCCTGATTGGTTAGCGAGCGAATAATCAGTTGCTTGTGCCATCAGGTGATCTCCTTGCCGTGGCCGACGGCTTGATAATCAAATGTCCTATCCACGATTGTACCGCCGGAGTTTTTGAACGTAATGGTGAAGCCGGTCCTGCTAACACTGCTCAGCTCGAAGAAATCACCCGTTGCCATATTCGTGGCCGTAATCGTGATGCTCGGTGTGCTGTAGAAGGCAGACGGGAATGTGATTGCCTTAGCACCCGTGCCGCTGCTGATGCCGCGTTGCTGTTCAGTCCGGCGCTGCAGCTTCACCGATACGCCAAGGGTCTGCACCACAACGTCCTGTGAGTCGTTAGAGGTTTCCATCTCAACCTTGAACTGAAAACCACGTCCACGCTTGGTTGAGTTTGCAAACGGCTCCCAAGTGCCATAGGTGGGCGAAGCGCCATTGGGATCGTCGTTGGTAGACCTTGAATACAGTTCAGCATTAGTCTCTGATAGGTCGTCAGCATCAATGTCGTTCCAAGTGTCGATCAGGGCGCTTCGAGAATCCCAAAAGTCGTCAGGGTTGATCGTGTTGATCTGCAGGTTGGCTAGCAGCTCCACGTCATACTTCGCGCCAAGATCAAGCGTGTTGGCAAAGATGTAGTTGCCGACTGACACCACATCACCAAAGAAGTCGATGTTGGTAACGCTGTCAAAGTCGGTGATGTCATCAATCTGGCCGTCAGCCTCTAGCGTGATGCCACCTTCTGTGACGCTGTTAAACGCCTGCGAAAACGTGCCTGTGAAATTAGGGCTTTCGGTGTAGGTCTGAACGACCTCAAGATCTTGCGGCTCTGGCTGCTCAACTAAAACCGTTGGGATGCCTGACAGCGGTGCATATTTATCGTTGGAGCTTTTTGCCCTGACCAGATAATGACCATCCAACAGGGGCACAATTTTGCGTGTCGTGCTGCCGTTGACAGCAGGCACGATCTTTTCTGACTGCGCCCATTTGATGTCGCCAGTCGTCCGCGGGTTGTGGCGAATCTCAATCGTGCCACCAATCTTGACATCTAGATCAGTCGGCTCAGGCCAGTGCAGCTCAGCGTTGTGCTGGTCAATCGGCGTAATGTTCAAACTTGCAATGTTGCTTGGGATTGTTGTCCTGCCCTCTGCCCTGATGCTTGCGGCAACCGGAGAAGAACGCCTTTTGCCTGATTGCTCGGGATTCAGGCCGTAGCCAATCGCAGTGACACTGACGTTGTAGACGCCCTTTTGGCTATCCATAACGTCAAAGCCAGTCGTAGTGACAAAATGCGTTTCTTCATTATCACTATCCAGCCTGACGACGACTTCATACTGACTGGCTCGTTCTGATTCCTGCCAAGTAATAGCCACACGCTGCAGCACCTTGTCGCCTTCTTCAAAAGAAATTTCCTGCAAACGCAAGTTAGTTACAGGGTCCGGTTTTTCGGCTAACTGCGTGACATCGCGAGGCGTAAACGTATAGCCAGTTTCTTCAATGACGGAAAACTTGTCTTGCTCGTGCGCAAGCGCAGTGATTTCATAAGTAGCCTCATTTTCAACAACACTCAAGACACGCCACAGGCTGAGGGCCAAGCCGTCATATCCAATAGAAAAAGCAGATCCGGCAACAGGCGCACTGTTTAGCGTTGCGCCAGGCGTAACCGTGTTGCCAACGATCGTTGAATTAGCGACAGCCTCAACCTCATAAATCAACGCACCTGTCCTTGGATCAGTCTTGGCTGAGTCATCGGCGTTACGACCTTCGGTAATGACATTCAGCGTAAAAGTGCTGGGCGCTTGCGTGCCAAACATGTCAACGTCGCTGCGGTCTAACTTGACTGATGTCGTCGTTGAACCTGACGTAACGCGGCCTGACACTGTTTTGCCAGCGCGGACAGGATCGCCAACCTTGATCAAATCGCCTGGGCGAACAGTAATACCAGCAGCAATGTCAGTTTCAAAGCTGCAAACTTCAGTCTCATTGTGCGCTGAGTAAAGAAACCAAAGGCCAAGACGACGCGCCTGCGCTCGGCTTGTACAAGCAAAAGCCGTGATGTTTTGCTTGTTATAACCGTATTTTTGAATTGGCTTAAAGGACGTTTGCGATAACTCAACTAGCTCGTATGCAAAGTCTCTGAGATTGTTGTCAAAGTATTTGACAGATACGCATGTTGGTCGATTTCTTAGGCTTGACCCGGAGTAACTAAAGCCAGCCTGCGTGACGTTGGACTGGTTGAACGTGTAGGCAAAAACGTCAGGGGCATCCTGAGAGACTGAAATGCCGCCAAGCTCCCAAAAAGGCATTGCCCTGAATACAGAGCACATCTCTTCAATCAGCTTGAAAGCTTCCTGCTGAGTTTGCAGCAGCACGTTGCAAGCAAAGCGTGGCTCACCATCAATTAGCTCGCCGCAATAAGCTGACGCTTTTTGGAAGCTATAAATATCTAAATTTTCGGCAACATCAGAGGCGCCAGTGAATGTACCAGCAGAATCTTTTGCCCGTTCTTCTGGCGTAAGCACTTGGGAGCCAAGCCCATACCTCACGTTGGTAAGCAAGTCATAAAGAATGAAAGCAGGGTCTGTTGTCCACTCTCTGGTGGTTTTCAAAGTACCGTTAAACGTGCCTGCATAGGAAACTGAACCATCACTTCGCACCGTTGCATTATGGGGGAGACGGACTTTGATTCCGCGTATTTTGTAACTGCGCTGCGGAATACTTGGAAACTGCTCAGCATTAAACAGCAAGCCAACTACGGCGCTGTTTGGGTAGCGAGTTTTCTCACCGACCTTTAAGGTTATGTCATACCAAATCAACTCATCGTTTTGTGCAACCGTGTCTGAGTTAAATTCTTTGCCTAGGCTTGTAACCCGAATATCAACCGGAAAAGCTGTCCCGGCCAGTATCTTGGCTGGGTCTAGATTGATCAGATGTTTGCGCTGATAAAGGTCAGGAGAAAAGCCAATATGCGAGAAACGTCCATTGCCTAGGTAAACATTTTTCTCGTCATAGTCACCAAAATCAACACGGTTGTAGCCGCCACTTTGATACTGAATCTCGATTGAATAATCGATCCTGACGCCTCTAAGCCTGCCGTCATCTTTTGAAACCGTCATCGCAGGCGAACCGATCGTCAAGCGAACGCTGGTTACGTCAGTATCTGTGATCTGCCTTGTGACCGGCGTTGCGGGGCTGCCGTCTAAATAATCAAAGAATCCGCCACCGCCAGTATTTGTTCCAATGTCGCCGTTTTTAAGAACCTCAGCGTTGATGGCAACAGTGCTTTGATTTAAGTCGTCAATGTTTTCAAGGGGCAGCTGATCTTGTTTGCCAAGGCGGCTTTCAAACCGCGCGTCACGCATGTCAAAGTTCAGCTTTTCAACAATCGCTGCATCGTCTTTTGTGCTGCTACTTGTTACTGTTGCTGTCGAATCTAAAACAGGAGTGTTGTTGAAAAAAGTATCTTTTAGAGAGGCCAAGTGGTAAGCGGCTGTTCCTGGAGTCAGCCCGCTTGCAGACGGAAAACCTTCAATCTCACCCTCACTTAACAAGTCAACAAGCCTGGCAACTTGGCTTGAGTTCAGCTTGGTTTTAATGCCCATGTCAGTTGCCCTCTACGTTGAGACCTGCCGATATGACAACACTACCGACGATCACCTCGCCGTAGGCAACAGGAACAGGGATGCCTTCCCTGCTGGTGTTTTGCACACCAGAAAAGCTGTTATTGTTGCGTGGATCATTGTCAAAGTCAGGTGCTGCAATGGTTGGCGATAGCAAGCCAGCAACGCCCGTTAGGGCCAGTCCAATACCGATGTTGCCCCCGACCGCAGCCAATGTGACAGCCGTCGTCGCCCCCTCCGCAGCAACAAAACCAGTCGCGCCCAAACTCACCCCGCCAGTGGTAACCGCCGTTGCAATCAACACGGCACCTAAAGCGATGAACGCTAAGTTCCGAAGAAAGTTGGCTCCGGTCACGACAGGAATGATCCTGATGTCGTCGTCAGCCATCAGCGGATAGCGAAGCTGCTCTGGCGACTGCCCCAGCTCTAACGTGTGCCGGCCTACGGCTACGGTGTAGTGACCAGCGCCCATGATTGAGCGTAACTCAGGAAAGTTGCATAGCAGAAACCGGATTGCCTCAGCCGGTGTTCTTGCTACTGCCTCAAAAACTTTCTGACCGCAGTGCTCCGCCAGGTGCCCATACAGCCTGATTTTGCGAAGCATTGCTGTCACTCGCCATGCCCTTTGATTCTACCGACGCCTCAAGGGTCAATCTTTAGCCAGCTTTGATCCTCCATGCCGTAGATGAACCATGGCAGCCCGTATTGAGTACAAGCCTTTTTGTCAGGCTCGCTAGGCAAAGCAGGCGCACCTGGATGGCTATGGACAACTGCCAGCACCTTGCCCGTGTCCTCAGCCGCTGCGTAACCCATCGGATCAAGGATAAAAACGTCATCCTCCTCGCTTAGGTTTTTACACGGCCAATAATGCTCAGCACCGTCGAGCATGACCAGCAAACCACAGCACTCCTTAGGTGCTTCTGCCTCAGCATGCTGCACCGCTGCCTTCTGCCAATCCTCCATCAGTTATTTAGACCGACTGCAGGGAACGACCCAAATGGCAAGCCGCCGTTGGCATCACCATTAGGGAAACGCAAGCGACAATCACTTATTCGCTTGCCGCATTGACCTGACACCTCAATCGGCGTCGTCGTCCCTGTGACGACTGCTGGCTCGCTTGTAATCGGTGAGTTGTCGGAAGTCCAGACAACGTTGCTGCCATCAGAGTCCTCAAGAACTAAAACGCCATCATCCTTAAGACGTAACTGCCTAGTTGTGTAACCAGTTGCTGTGACCTTGTAACCAGCCCCAGCTTCCTGCAGCGTGCCTTCTGTCGGATGGTTTGACGCAAAAGGATTGTTGCTAGTCAACGCAATCTTCAGGACAAAATCCTCATTGTTTCTCCAAAAGCCAGTCTGACTGTTAATTGTGATGCCTGTGATCGTATTCCAGCCGAAGCCCGTGTAGTTGCTGTGGTCTTTTGAGTAATGGTCGGCAGGGATAGCGATCGAGGTCAGATTAAAGGTGACGTTGACGGAGCGGCTGCCGAACTCATGGTCTGCATCTACAAAGTTGTGCGTGGCTGTTGTTGTCTGTCCTGCTGCTGAAGGGCTGCTGCCTTTTATCTCCCAAGTAAAAGCCCCTGAGCGCCCAATCTCTACATCAGGCGGATACCACTGGTCAGTGCCATCAACGCTGAGGCGAGTCAATGAGGAGATCTGTCCCAGCTCATGTGTCTTAGTGCCCCAAAGAACAGAGCCGCCTGCATAGTCGTTGCGGGCAACGTCGTCGTTATAAAGAACGAGGTTGCCGTCAGGCTGCATTTTTAAGGTGTAGCCGTTTGTGTTTGTGCCACGCTCTGTCCCCGTTCGCCATATTGAATGGTCTGACGATCCACCCGGTTTTTTGTAAATGACAAAATTGCCATCTGCCTGAACCTTTGCGATGAACCAACCGTTGGTGGAGACCAGCGCATTGCCCTCTGTCAGCTCCGAGCCGGTAGTCAGTTTCTCTTGGTTGGTTGAGTAACCAAAGCCTGACGCGCTAGAAGATGAAAGCGTCACGCCGTTGACAGTGAACTCATTGGAGCCGCCGTAGCCACATTCCTTGCTCTTGTATTCCCACTGGCAAAGGTTCTGCATCACAAGACGACGCGGGGCCTTGATGTTGCCCATGTCAAAAGACGACACCAACTCAAACTCAACAAAGTCTCTGTTTTCGGTTACCTTGCGATCGATGTAGTAGACCTCTTTTGGGAACTGTGCGTTGGCCCCTGAATCAGGGTTGCCGTAGGGATTGACGCCATCCTCCCAGTTGTCGCTATCGAGAAAACGACTGAGCGTGCGGATCCTTGTCACCCGTGCGCCAGACAAGTCATTGCCTGGGGTGATTTGGTTAATGCCCAGCAGTAATGCTGTCATCTGGCTCTGCAGGTTGGCAAAACGAATCGACGGCCTGGGCAGCGTGCCATCACCGCTGAACTCAAAGCCTGACGCCTCTACAGGCAAGGGGATGTAGGGCGTGCCGCCGTATTTAATGGAAAAGGCGTCAAGGATGTCGTCCGTGTTGCTTGGCACGGTCGTCTTGCGGTTTCGGCCTGCGTGAAAGTAATACTCCTCGTCAGAGCCGTGCAGATCTTGAAACAGCTTCAGCTCAAACAGCTCAATGATTGCAAAAGGGCCGGAGTTTAGAAGCTCAACAAAAGCAGTGCTCATGGCTCAATGACTTGCTGAAACGTTGCAGTCAGCTGATTCAGTCCAGCAGATGTCATTTGCTTTGACCACTGCTGGCAAATCCACTTGTAAGTGTCCGTTTCATCTGGCGGCGACCAATCAAAATGCTCAGCCCCACCACGCGCCTCAAGGAACGTCTCAATGGTGTCTGAATCTGCCTCGCTGATGTTTTCCCACTTCAAACTCCACACCTTCAAATCAGTGTTCAAGCCATAGCGCAGGCGCTGGCTGTAGCCATCACCAAACTGCACATTGCGCACAGTCGGTTGACTGGTCTTGCTAGCCCCGAAGTCAGGGTCAATAGAGGGAAACGTTGCCATTAGCGGGTCAGTAGTCCTCCAGGTCGTTTCTGTTTAATTAATTCAGCCTGCACAGCTTGGCCGATAACTCTGCCGAGCTGGTTTGCATCAGGCTCATTGCCCTGCACGCTACTGCCACTTGCATCGACATTCACAACCACGCTGCCGACGCCACCGCCTGAGGTTTCAACACCAAGGCGACCACCACGGCCACGACGCAAAGGCAGCACAGCCTCAGGCCCAGCTTCACCCATAAGCGACAAAGTAGGCCGGCCGATGTAACCGCCCTTGGCATAAGGCACAATGCCGTTCTGAGCAAATACGTTGCCCTTGGCGCTTTTCTTAAAAATAGTGTTGACTAATGAACCCACGCCAGATTGCAGGAACATGCTGGCAAAAGTGCGCAACAGGCCAGACAACGATTGACTAAGAGTTTTTGTGCCGTCAATCAACCCTTCAATCGCGCTTGTGATTTGGTTGGCAAGCGTGTCTTTAATCTGATCAAGCGTGATTTTGTACTTGTCGGTTTTGTTGTTCAGGTCTTCCTGTTGCTGAATTCTGTCCTCAAGAGCAGCGTTGCCACGAATAATCCCTTCAACATGTGCAGCAAGCTCAGGGGTCAGCCCTTTTGTCATTTTTTCAATTTCAATATCCAGCTCAACCTGCTCTCGCTTGCCTTCCAACTGTGCATTAAGCAAACGGTTTTGCTCTTTCAAGCCGTCAAGCATTTTGAGCACATCGCCAACCCTTCCAAGTCCTCTGCCAAGAGCCCCAGCCGTCTTACTTTTGCCTGTGCCTGCACCTGTGGCTCCTCCCAACTGCAAAGCCACAGGATCAAGCCCTGTACGTGAACGGCCGCCGCCGTAATTTGTTGGCGCTTCAACGCGGCCTGTCAACATGTCCATTATTTGCTTATTAAAGTCAAACCTTCCGCCAACACCACTAAAAAACTCTTGACCAGCCTGGAAGGCACCGCCAAAATCTTCCATCGCGAGTGAGCCAAGAATCTTGGCAAGCGATTTAGTCGCCTCAACAATCTCAACGATTCCCATCGCAGTTGCAGCGATCGAAACAGCAGTCCCTTTGATGACAATATCCAACGCCTTAAACATCCCAGTCATGTCAGTCTCAGAGCTAAGAAGCTCAGAGAACGCCAAAATAATTGAGTTAAGAGTTGGCAGCAAAAAGTCGGCTAACTGCTGCCTAAATCCATCGAATTGAAACGCAAGGATTTGTATTTGATCATTGAAAAATTCAGCGTTCTGCGCAAAGTTTTCGCTCGTCTCGTAGTTAAAACGCTCAAGCGCCTCAGACCCACCGTTAAGCAAGGTGATCAGCTTCGACCCAGAACGGCCAAAGATGTCCATTGCAACAGCTGCTTTCGCAGGCCCGTTAGGCAAGTCAGCAAACTTGTCAGCGATCTCTCCCAGCAGCTGGTCAGACGGCTTCAAGCTGCCATCTGCTTTTTTGACGCTTAGCCCAAGCTTTGCGTAAGCCTCTGAGTACGTCTTAACGCCATCAGCTGCCTCGCCTTGCGTGCGTGCAAGTGTGCGCAAACCTGTCTCAAGATCGCTCTGACTAACGTCAGCCAGCTTGCCTGCGTTGGCGTATGCCTGCAGCTTGTCAGCCGCGATGCCTGTCCTAGTGCTCAGCTTGCCAAAAGCATCAGCTGAATCAATCGCACCT